ATGAGCCGCAGCCTGATGGAGTTCACCTGCCAGATGGAGAACGACTACCAGCCGGGCTGGGTCCACTACGACATCTGCGAGCGCCTGGAGAAGTTTTCACGGGACGTCATCGAGAAGCGGTCGCCGCGCCTGATGCTGCTGGTGCCGCCTCGACACGGTAAGAGCACGCTCGCGTCACAGACTTTCCCGGCGTGGCACCTCGGCCACTGCCCGCACCACGAGATTATTAACGTCGGGTACAACCTCGACCTGCCGACACGTTTCTCCCGGCGGGTGCGCGAGATCATCCAGATGCCGGAGTACGCGGCAGTGTTCCCAGATACGGTTCTTGATAAGAACTCCGCTGCCGTCGAGGCGTGGCTGACAACTAAGCGCGGCGGGTTCACGGCGGCCGGGCGCGGCGGCGGTATCACCGGTAAGGGTGCGCACATCCTGACAGTCGACGACCCGCTCAAGAATCTGGAAGAAGCAGACAACTTTGAGATACGTGAGAAGCTGGAGGACTGGTACTTCGCGGCGGCCTACACACGTCTGGCCCCGGGCGGCGGGGTGCTGATCATCGAGACCATGTGGCACGACGACGACCTCGCCGGCCGGCTGATGAACAAGATGCTGATGGACCCGCTGGCGGACATATTTGAGATCGTCCGGTATCCGGCGATATCTGAGAAGTATGAGTACCGGCACAAGGAGTCCCGGATAATCACTGCCGTCGACCAGGCCATAGCCCGGGTAGACGCCCCGCTGCTGGAGCTGCTGCGCGAGCCGGGAGAGGCGCTGCACGAAGAGCGGTACTCGCTGGAGTTCCTGCAGAGGGTAAAGGCGAACGCGCCCGGGCGAGTCTGGTCCGCGCTGTACCAGCAGGACCCGGTACCGCGAGAGGGCCTGTTTTTCAACGAGAACATGTTCCACGTAACGCCGTCTGCCCCGCCGAAGGAGTTTAAGCGCTACTACATGGCGTGGGACTTTGCCATTTCCGAGAAGCAGCGGGCTGACTTTACGGTCGGCTGCTGCCTGATGCAGGACGAGAACGACAACCTGTACCTCGTGGACCTCGTCCGCTTTCAGGGCGACAGCAGACGAATTCAGGACGAGTTTATCTCCATGATCCTTCGATGGTCGGGGATACCAGGTTCTTCGTTAGCGTTGGGCGTAGAAGATGGTCAGATTTGGAAATCGCTGAAGAACATGCTGCGGTCTAGGATGAAAGAGGAAAAAGCCTACGTCGCGGTTGAAACTATGCAGGCCCTGACAGACAAAGCTAGCCGGGCCACGGTGTTGCAGGGGCGCATGGAGCTGGGTCGGTTCTGGTTTATCGAAGGGTCTCCTTGGTGGAAGGACACCCAGCGCGAGCTTCAAAGATTCCCTGCCGGTAAGAATGATGATATTGTAGACGCGTTGTCTTGGGCTGTACGGTTAGCAACCGGAAAAAAACCTAAGCGCGCGCCTGCGGCGAAGAAACTAAAGTCTTGGAAAGAGAGCCTGGCCAAGTTCGCGCATGTCGCCGGGGGCGACGGCGGGCACATGAGCGCATAACGCGCGCACTCTCATATGAGAGTGCCTACTAGAGGTGGGATACAGCATGGCAAACGATTACGAACTTTCACGAGCCCTGTGGTGGAGATACCAGCACTTACGTGATAACCACCTGCAATACGTCGCCAAAGCGAAGAAGTGTGACAACTTCTTCGCCGGTATCCAGTGGAATCGGGAAGACCTCGACAAGTTGCATTCCCAGAAGCGCCCGGCGCTGACGATCAATAAAATATTGTCAACCATCTCGAACATTTGCGGGGAACAGATATTTAACCGCACCGAGATCGGTTTTCGCCCGTCGCGCGGGGACGCGACCGAACAGACGGCCGAAGCACTGACCAAAGTCTTCAAACAGATCAGTAACGCGAACGCTCTTTCGTGGACGCGGACCGACGTCTACCTCGATGGGCTCATCGGAAGCCGTGGCTTCTACGACGTTAGGCTGGACTTCTCTGACTCCCTGCAAGGGGATGCTCGCATCGAACAGCTTAATCCTAAGAACGTCCTGATCGATTCTGACGCCAACACGTACGATCCAGACAAGTGGGGCGACGTGATCGTCTCGAAATGGCTGTCACTCGACGACGTCGAGTTGATCTACGGCAAGAAATGGCGGAAAGAGCTCGAATCCGGGGCCACGCAGATAGCCCCATACTCATATGACGCAGACGACCTCGACCAGGATAAGTTCGGCGAGCGGGACACTCCGCGCCGGATGGACCAGGCGTCTGAGCCGCTGATCAGGGTAGTGCGCATTCTAGAACGGCAGTGGAAGAAGCTGGACAGGCGTGTGCACTTCGTGCACTTGCCGACGGGAGAGACTCGTCCTGTTCCAGACGGCTGGGAGCGCGAAGACATCGGCTTCTACCTGGAGCAGAACAAGACATACTCGACTGTCGAGAAGCTGGCGCAGCGTATCCGCTGGACGGTCGGGGCCGGCATGTCGATCCTCCACGACGAATGGAGCCCATACAATCACTTCACGGTTGTGCCGTTTTTCCCGTATTTCCGTCGGGGAACCACGATCGGCGTAGTCGAAAACCTGCTCGGGCCGCAGGAACTGTTGAACAAGGTCAGCTCGCAGGAGCTGCACGTGATCAACACAACGGCGAACAGTGGCTGGAAGTTGAAAGCTGGATCGCTGCAGAACATGTCGGTCGGAGAGCTCGAATCGCGTGGGTCCCAGACTGGTGTCGTTCTCGAACTAGATGAGGTGGCAGATGCTGAAAAAATCCTTCCGAACCAAGTGCCCAGCGGACTCGATCGAATCTCCTGGAAGGCAGAGGACCATATCAAGTCCATATCGGGCCTTCCCGATGCCAATACAGGCTTTGCCCGAGAGGATGTATCCGCAAAGGCCCTCAAGGCCAACCAAGTAACGGCGAGTGCCAACTTCGCCATGGTACAGGACAACTTGGCGCGCACAGACCACTACCTGGCGCGCGCCTTGTTGGACATCGTGCAACGGTTTTATACGGAAGAGCGGCTGATCTACATAACTACCGACATCCTGAAGAAGGAGACCGAAGAGTTCCGTGTCAACGAGATCACTCCGGAAGGCGAGATCGTCAACGATCTGACGCTCGGCGAGTACGATATTGTTGTGACAAACCAGCCAGAACGTGATACATTGGAAGATAGTACCTTCGCCCAAGCGGCGGAAATGCGCAAGGAGCTCGGCATTGCAATACCAGACGACGTGCTCATCAAGAATAGTCGACTTCCCAACAAGATCGAAGTCGTTGAGGCTATTAACGCCGAAAAGAACAGCGAGGCTGCTCAGGCTCAACAGCAAATCGACCAGAAACGACAACTTGCCGAGATTGGGCAAATTGAGGCTGGGTCTCGCCGAGATGATGCAGACTCAGCTGTCAAGCAAGTAAAGGCACGACAAGACGCGCTGATAATGGCGCAACCAGTAGACCCGGAAGTTCGGCTACGTGTACAGGCAGACATAACCATGTCGAAGTATCAAGTGGATGTGGAAGCCCAGTTGAAGCGAGAACAGATGGCGAACGACCTTAGGATCGCCATCATGGCGAACCACACAGCAGAGAAAAACTCTGCAAACAAGGCGGCAGCGACGAAGAAGACAGCTGCCAAAAAGAAAACCACCAAAAAGTAAGGAGCCAAAATGAATGCTAAAGCTACTCAAACCGCTGAAGAACTGGCTGCAGAAGAACGCCAAGCCGCGATCGCCCGTGGCGACATCATCGAGGGTGATGATCAACCAGCAACCGATATCGGAGAAGGCGGCAGCGCAGCTAGCGAAGCTGCCATGCATAGATCAGACGGCGATGATGGAGTACCTGCACAAGCTGATGACGCCGGGGAAGACATTGGTGTGCCAGACGGCGGGACCGCTGACGGTGACGCAGCTGCGAGCGCTGAAGGAAAGACCAAGCCAATAATGATCCCGAAGGCGCGCTTCGACGAAGCCGCCCAGAAGGCCAAAGACAAGGTCGCTGCCTTGCAGACAAAGCTGAACGCGCTCGAAAAGAGCCACGCCCGTCAAACTACGGACGCCGACCTCAGCACTTTGGAGAAAGACCTCGATACCCTGGAAGACAAGTATGAGGCCCATCTCCTGGAAGGCGAGCTCGACCAGGCCCGCGCGGTACGGCACGACATCCGCAACAAGCGGAAAGTGATCTCTCAGGCGGAAGCCTTGAAATTGTCACAGTCCACCGGCAACGCTGCTGTCGAGCAGATCAGGTTCGACCACCAGCTCGCGGCCGTTGAGGCCAAGTACCCACAGTTGAATCCGGACCACGAAG